ACGATGCCATGGGTAGTTTTTCGTGTCTGAGGTATAATTCTCGCCGGGAATAGGCCCGTCAAAACGAGGTTTAGGAGTCGCCATCGGTCTCCTCCTTGTTTTCAGTATCACTAGCGGCCTTATCCCCTAGAATTCGCTTCTCTAGATCGTCAAAATATTCTGGGGTGTACCGGAGTTCGCCGCCTTTAACTTCTGCGGTTTTCTCAGGCATTTTACCATCCATGAAAGAAACAATCGATTTCTTTACTACGTCTCGGTACTGCATTTAAATAACCTTTGAATAATCGACCGTCAGATAGCCGCTGCTGTGGACTGAAACGGCGTCCGGTATAACCTCAAGAACTTCTTGCGCGATTACGCCAAATTCTGGATACTGATCAGCGCCAAGTTTTTTAGCTTCGGAATTCCACTCCCAATCGTAAAGAGTAATTCCGTTAGCTAAAACTCCGATAGCTGATACGTTATTTTTCAACCGCCGATCAGAGAAAATACTTCCGGCAATTGCGCCACCAATAGACCCAACAGCACTCCACATTCCGCTATCATCATCGCCACCAGCTTGTGCCCGGATCTCCGCAGCAGCAATCTGTGCGTTACGGTTGGCTTCGTTCTCCGAAGATTTCCAAGCGTAGTCTAGAGCAGCATCTGCACGATCCCAGATCCGATTTAGGCTCTCTTGGGACAGATCAAACAAGTTCTGTACGTCAGTAGCTGCGGCACGAAAGTCCAACTCAGCGTTGGTAGTTTCTATAGTCTGACGCCATTTAGCATTTGCAATATCAATATTATACTGCATTTCTTTGTAGAATTGTTCGCGCTGGTTTTCGATCGTTGCAGAAAACTCAGTTGCGTCATTTCGCTCCCCAGTGTTAAACATCTCCATTTCGTTTTTCTGAGTGGCGTTAAACTGCTCAATTTGCGTGTTTAACTGATCATAGAACTTGGTGAAATCGTTTTGTGCATCAGCAGAAAATAGACGAGCAGAGTTTTCTGCTTTAGCGTCTTCAAGAATAGACTGTACACGAGCCTGAGTATTAACAATCTCAGTCTGCTGCTCATTGTCCAAGTTAGCCAAATCCATCTGCAAGAAAGACTTGGCGTTGTTGACGGCAGCGTTCATTCGACTGTCTAGATTAGCTAGTTCCATTCGCGATAGAACATTAGCTTTATTGATCGTCATTTGCTGACGGTTGTCGAGATTCTGCTGCGTCAGAGTTTGGAAAAACTGAGCATCCTGCTGTGCAATAGGAAGCGAGGCTTCCATCAGTGCCTGAGACATCGCAGCCGTCGCCGCAGTACCAGTCATTCCCTTAAAGGCAGCAATCCGAGATACTTCACGCGCCGTACCAGCAGCCCATGTCGGGATCTTTGGGTTGCCATCGGGATCAGTGAACTGCTCAGACAGAATTTCCATCTGTCCCTGAACAGTTGCTTTTGCGTCCGTGTAGTTGCCCTCACCGAGTTCCTGAGCAAGCAATTTACCGGAAACCGTGGACGTATCAATTACGTTAGCAATACCCTGTGTGGCTGCTGTATTGAGTGCCTCTCCCAGTACGTTACGAGACCCATCTTCATTGATACCGGTAGCGGCACCCTGAAGATCGGTTTGTGGTGCATCAATAACAGCCTGATCGCTTACCTCACCGGTAGCAGCTTGAGCCTGACCGATATCAGTAATGCGATCTGTCGCAGTAGCAGCGGTATAACCCTGAACCTGTCCGGGTGCTGTCTGTGTAGCAATTGCTGCAGGATTGGTGGTTGCAGGATTGTAGTTAAGGGCGTTGGCATCAACCTGAAAACGATCTGCTTCCCGGTTAATGACCGTTCCATCAGCAGCCGTTAACTGAGGAGTATTTTCTGCTAGTGAACGACCCTGCATAAACTCGGACGGATTGTCGAGCATATTACGGGCTTCTGCTGAGGTCGCAGTGACACCGGTAGCGTCTTGGAAACGGGCAATGTTTCCTGTTGCTGTCCCTTGTTCTGCGTCATTAGCAACATTCTCAATAAGTTCGCTGAATGTTTGAGGAGTACGGCCACCATCACCACCTCCCCCAGTACGAGCGCCACCGCCACCATTGTTGTTTTGCGATGCACCGACATAGTCAGAACGCATTGCGCGTTCCAAAGCGTACTCGTCTCCGAGAAGATTGCCAGTGACAGACGCTAGTGACTGAGAATTAAGTGCTGCGGCATAATCTGCTGTTGACCCAGCAAAGAAGTCGTCTGGCAGACCCATCTCTTCTTCTAGGCCGCTTAATCGGTTTGAAATCTCGGCTGCGTTAAATCCATTACGCACCATGGCAGCGATTGCCGGTAGTGGGCCAACACGACCCTCTAATACGTCAGATTTAATAGCTTCCGCACGAGTGTTTGCTTCGATCCGACGGTCAGGAGCCACTGTATCAACCGCAGGTATGCCACTAACAAAATTAGCTGCGTCGCTGCTGTACCAGCCGCCACGTTCGTTGGCCTCTCCGCCGGGACGACCGGGATGAGTTCCGGGCGCATATACCCGATCTGTGGTGCTGCCGCCACCACCTCCACCGGTTTCTCGGGTCAGACTGCGCTCGCCGGATTCACCTCCGGGACGACCGGGGTTTGTGCTGCCGCCGCCACCACCCCGACTAGGGCTTCCGCCCAGACTGCGCTCCCCTGACTCTCCACCGGGACGACCGGGATTACTGCTGCGACCGCCTCCGCCGCCGCCACGGCTACCGCCGCCACTGCTGCTTCCGCCCATGCCGCCCTGATTGGCGGCGCGGCCTCCACCGTCACCAAATGCCATTACTTAACCTCCTGACCGGGGATCATAATGCTGCTAATTTTATTCATTGGTTTTGTTCTCCTCGCAGCGGCGAATACGATCCCGCAAGTAAGCGTAGTCTCCGATTGCCTCTGGAATATGCGTTGATGATCGAGGCAAGGCTTCAATTTCGTCCGCGAGTTTATTGTTGAATGTATCGTCGTACTTTTTAATCGGCGGACAGTAGACGATCAGTTCCGGCTCAAAGACCTTTGTCGCGCAACCGCTCAGTAAGATTGTCACGCTTATGAAGGTTGCCTTCAACAATCTGCTCATCCTCAGCCATCTCTTTATAAAAATCAGCCACCTGACGGCTTTTTTTGTTGGCATTTTTAAGGCGTTCAGATTCTGCTTCTGCCCAACCTTTATTTTTGCCAATCAAGCGACCGAAAACATAAACAATTGGCAAGGCTAGACTGAGGGCGGCAATGGCCCATGTTTTCACCTTGCTGAGCATAGAAAACATTATCGACGACCTTCTTTATGGTCATCATAACGGGCGTAAGCAGCGATACCGATGCCGATTAGTGTAAGGACAATAAAGATCACCTGAATAGTGTCTGCGTACGCCACAATCGGCTGTAGTTTTGTTGTTGCCTCACTGATAGCAGTAGACACACCAGCAACCGACAGACCAAACAAAGTACGGGATTTACCTAACGGCTTTGCTTCTGACTGTTCTGGTTTCTGTGGCATTAACTCGCCTTCTTCTGAAGACAACTCAGTGTCCATATTGAAAAGCGCAGATTCCGCTGCTCTACGACGAGTTAGACCGGCAAGCGGCTTAAGTTGTCCTTCAACCCTTGCTTTATTCCATCGAGAAAACTCTTGTGAGGCTCCGTTGTAGTCCCCTCGGTTTAGTTTTTTTAACAAAGTACTATTGCGAAAATTACCCACACCGAGGTTAAACACAAACGATACTAGGGCGTCGAACTGACTCTGTGTAAGGTCAACCTTAACCAGACGCTCTATCGCCTCCTCACAGGTCTTGAGATCCTCTACAAGCAGATCTTCTGCTTCTTCCGGTGTGACGGTCATTCCGCTTTTAACACCGTGTGTGTGGCCATAACCAATTGTCCACCGACCGGCAGGGCATCGGTAAGAACGGACATTTCCGTCCGCTTTAACTTTGTGAAGCCCCTCAAAGGCTTTAATCATATTGATGCCGTTCTGAGAAGTACGCACTTAGTGACTCCTAAAAATCCAAAAGATACTGGAGACGACAGCAGTTACGACAATCCAAAATCCTTTGCCAACTGCGTCAAATACAGTACCGCGTTTAGTGCTAGTGTTCTCAAGGTCATCGATCCGGTTCTCTAGCCGGTCTTTTTCTTCGTCGTACTTGTCCATACGATTAAAAAGCGTCACCATTCGCTCTTCCATTCGTGCAAGCTGAACGACCGCTTCTTCAAGACGGTCGATCTTCTTCTCAAGGCGAGACTGCCAATCCTCCATCTCTCCGGCTCCTTATCGAGTCTGAGCGAAA